TGCTCCTCTAGAGAAGCTGACCCGCGCGCAAGTATTCGCCCGCGATCCCGAAGAACTAACCCCGGCCAACCTAGAACAGGTGATCGAGGAAATCCGCAAGATCAACGAACGCAACCGCAAGGCCCGCGCCGACGATGCCGCCATTGCCGAAGCCGCTTCCAAGATGAAGAAGGCCAATGCTGTCGCGCGCAAAAAGAAAGCCGGTCCCGTGGCTGCACCCAACATACTGGACACCATGCTATGATACTGACCAACAAGCTAGACCTACCCGAAGCTATCGTGGCTGCCATCATGAATGACAGCTACACTAAGGGCGACGCTGACATATCGGTGACGGAACTTCTGTCCCCGCCCCAGCTCCGTGCCCTTAAGCTGAAGCACCGTGAGGAAATCGAGGAGGACGTAAGCGACCGCATCTGGTCCTTGCTAGGGCAATCCGTTCACACCATTATCGAACGGGCCAGCCTTGCCCTGCCTAACGTGCTGACCGAAGCCACCGTCAACTCCACCTACCGGGGCTGGAAACTAAAAGGTCAGGTGGACAACGTAGTTCTGTCCGGCTCCCAGCTCTATGACTTCAAGGTTACGTCAGCCTGGAAAGTCAAAGGCGGCGAAGTCCCGCTTGAATGGGAGCAGCAGACCAACATCTACCGCCGCCTTCTTCAGAAAGAGAAGGGCCTTCAGGTAGGCAACATCAATGTCATTGCTATCCTGCGTGACTGGTCCCGCAACGAGGCTGCCCGCAGCCCTGACTACCCGCAGGCCCAAGTCAAAAACTTTTCTGTCCGTGTGTGGGAAACTGCCGAAGCTGACGACTTCATCGAACGGCAGATCGCCCGCCACCAAGCCAGCGACTTCGAACCATGCAGCGATGAAGAACGCTGGACCAAGCCCGAAAAGTGGGCAGTCATGAAGCGGGGCAACGTCCGCGCCGTCAAGCTATTCGACAACCCTATCGAAGCCGAAAAGCTTGCCAGCACCAGCGTTGCCATGTATGTAGAACATAGGCCCGGCGAAGCAGTCCGCTGCCAGAACTGGTGCCCTGTGTCCCGTTGGTGTAGCCAATGGGCCAATGATCCACGCAACAAACAATCCATATCGGAGACCCTTTTCAATGCCCAAGTTTAGTGACGCTGCCATGCCTCCCCGCATCCTGCTTTGCGGTGAAGCAGCATCCGGCAAGACCGGCGCCCTTGCCCAGCTTGCCAACGCAGGCTACCGTATCATGATCCATGACTTCGACCAGAACACTCGAGTCATCGGCTCCTATCTGCGCGACAATGCAGCCGACGTTTACGTCAGCACCTATGCTGCCGCCAAGATCACCGGCACCAACCTCTTTGCTGGAACCGGCAACGCCAGCAAGCAAGCCCTCACTGAGATGCGGCGCTTCTGTTCTATGCTGGAACACTGGAAGGTAGCCGGGGGCGAAGACCTTGGACCCTGCACGTCATGGACTTCGAAAGATGTTGTCGTCATCGACAGCGGCACCTTCCTGGGCGAACTGCTTTTGCTTGCCGCCCATGAAGACCCCGAAGCCAAGCGCGATGGGCGTTCCCTCTACAACGTGGCTGGCAAATACTACGGCGCCATCCTCGACCACCTGACTGGCAACAAGATGGGCGCGTCCGTCATTGTGCTAACCCACATCATGCAGACTGGCGACACCGACGACCAAGGCAAGATCATTGGCAAGGCCCGTGACGTGCCCGTCGGCGTCGGCGTCAAGTTCTCTAAGAAGATGCAAACCTACTTCTCTGACATCTGGCACCTCGAAGTGGACCGCGCAGGCAACCGCACCTTTAAGACAGCGGCCACAGACAAGGCTTCGCTTCGCACCTCCGCACCCACCCTCATCAAGGCAGCCGAGCCATACGACCTAGCCTCGATGCTCGACCGCCTGACCATAGGAGCCTGATCATGTGCGCGAAGAGAATCAAAGTAGAAAATCTTAGTCCGTCCAAAGCAGAAGAAAACCGAGTCAGAGGTAAACCTCGCCGCCTCTGTTTGGAAGATCGTGACTACCACAATTCCTTGCTTGCGCGGAAGAATCGTGAAATGAAGCAACTCCTTGCCAACCTTCACAACCCGGCCACGCTAAAATAATTTCCGGGCATCTATTGACAGGGCGGGTGCCCGGATGTATATCCCGCCTTGTCCTATGTGACACAACCCTTATGGAGAACACAGCCAATGGCTGACCTTTTCGACACCGTGATTTCCAACACCGCTGCTGATCGTCCGGCTTTCCGGCAGGCCCCGGCGGGCGAGTATCTTGCCACTGTGCAGTCTGTGAAGATTGTCAAGGCGAACTCCGGTACTCAGGGTTTGGAGATTACCTTCACCATGATCGACCCTCTGCACCCGCACGACATGACGGGCGTCGATCTTTCCAAGTGCCGTCTCCGTGATACGCTTTGGATTTCGGAGAAGTCTCTGCCGGTGGTGCAAGATCGTCTTGCTCGCATCAGCAAGGACACTGTCGGTAACAGCATTCGTGACGCTGTCGATATTCTTCCCGGCAGCGACGTCGTTGTATCGGTTGCCCACGAAACTGAGAACCGTGATGGCACCCCACTGAACACGCCTCGCCTGACGGTGTCGCGTTACTACTCGGTCGATAGCTACAAGAAGGCGGCCTGACCGAACCGCTTCTCCTTTAGTTGGTGAGTACAGGGAAGGGGGAGTGGGCGCAAGTCTGCTCCCCTAACTCTTTATGGAGCCTTGACATATGATCATTGACGCTTATGCTACCGACACGGTGCCTAGCCACGAGGTCCGGCGCCGCGCTAACGAAGCCCTTACAAACGCAGGAGAACCCATGTCCGAAGTAACCTATGACGCCCTTCGCAAACGCCTTGCGGAATTGGAAGCGGCGCTGTCGTCAATCGCAAACAACACTTGTTGCGATAGGTGCCAAGAAGCTGCGCTGGTAGCCCGCGCCGCGCTGAAAGGGGGGAAGTCGTGATCAAGAACATCAGCGGCTGGTGGTACCTCGTTAACGCAGGCGCCTTCCATGCCTTCCCCTTTCCAACCAAGGCCGATGCTGAAGAAGCACTGGCCGCACTCAAGGAACCCAACCCATGATGGGCTTTCGTGACATGACATTCTGTCCCTTCTATGCTGACTGCGCTGACGCCGCCTCTTGCCCTCGTGCCCTTACGCCAGCCGTCCATGACGCTGCTGCTAAGTGGTGGGGCAAACCCGGCGCCCCCATCGCAGTCTTTACCAAGCAACCCTCCTGCCACAAACCCAAAGGAGAACCCAATGAGTGATGATCTTGTGAAGCGGTTGCGGAATACGGCGAAATGGCTGCGCCTTCAGAATGAAGGTAGCCGAGGGATTTATTTTGATCGCGCACCATTTGAAGCCGCCGACCGCATCTCGGAATTGGAAGCGGCGCTGCGTAAGTTATACGCCCATGAAGGTGAGCGTGTTCTAAACAGTATAGGTATTGAGTGCTACACTGAAGAATTAGAAGCTGCTTTGGATGAAGCCCGCGCCGCGCTGGCAGGAGGGAAGGAAGATGAAGCTACGCCTAGTGCGTGATGTTCTGATCTACTGGCCGGTCATGGCGTTGGCGGGTCTGGTATGGGCGCAACCCCTGCCAGCCATCGCCGTGCCGCCTAGCCCCATCGAAGTAGAATGGAACGACACCAACAACCGCGACCGCTACCTGAACTGCATAACCCGCGCCATCTACTGGGAAGCCCGAGGCCAGTCACGCGCAGGCCAGATCGCCGTAGGCCAAGTCATCCTTAACAGGGCCAACGACGTGCGCTTCCCGCCTGACGTCTGCGATGTAGTCTTCCAGCGCCGAGGCAACTCCTGCCAGTTCTCGTGGGCCTGCACCGCGCGCCGACATTTACCCCTAGCAAATGTCACCGACGTGGCGCAAGCTAGGGAGGCTGCCGAACTGGCCCTTTCAAATATCCCTGACCTGACGCACGGCGCCCTTTACTTCCACGACACATCCATAGTAGGATGGCGCCATCTGCGGCGGACTGCCCGCATCGACAACCACGTCTTCTACAAGGAACGCTAACATGCAGGGTCTTACAATCAACATCGACGAAGAAATGGCTGACCAGTTCATGATCGCCATGCTACGCAACACAGGTGACACCGCCATCTGGTGCATCCGTCAAGCCCATAAGAACCTTGCTTCAGGCGGCGGCCCCCACAACTGGGCGGACATTGGCGACAACCTAAAAATCCTAGGCGCCGTCAACGAACTGCTTGTATATCACGGCGGTCGTGCCCTTGACCTTGCCACCCACGAAACGGAGAAGCCCGTCTGATGTGCCGCAACACCGTGCCGACACTGCGCGTAGTTCAGAACTGGTCTTCACCAGAGGAAGGCAAGCCGCGTCCAACCACCTATGCCATTCAAACCAAAGATGCCCACGGTCATTGGGTAAACATCCCCGTAGTTCACAAGTATCCGCCTGAGCAGATGGAGCTTCCCCTTGAAGATCGCCCTAGTAATTGATTGGCCCTCGGTCGACGCTGCCAACGGTGGCCCACTCTCCGAGTGGGAATGGAAGGTAACGCAGGAACTGCTGCAAGCGGCGGGCCTGCGTCCGACCAGTATCCATACCGCACACCGGGCCTACACCGCCAAGTGGCCTACCCTGTTTGTCGGTGGCAAGCCGGGCGCCCCGCTCACGCGCCTAGCCCAAGACGATTTCGTTAAGCTATGCGCTGACCTGCAAGGCTATGACATGGCCCTGACCATGGGTCCCCATGCCATGCACTGCTTGACCGGCGAAACCAAGCTGGACACCTTCCGGGGCACCCACATCGACAGCCCCTTCGTCAAGGGCTTGCAGGTGGTTCCGACCTACGCGCCCACCCTCTACGCGCGCATGGCTTGGAACGAACGGCCCGTCGTAGTATCCGCTATGCGTAAAGTCCAGACCCGCTACACTGACCGGCCCCGCACCATTCACCTGCCCGAAACGGTCGCCGACCTCTACGACTTTTCGACCCGCTACATCGGCGATGAAATTGTCTTCGACGTAGAAACCAACAAGGCTTGCCGCATCACCGAGTTCTCCGTAGCCACGTCGTCAGACCGCTGCCTGTACGTCCAGCTAGAAGACCGTGCCTACCAACACATCTGGTCCGAAGCCGACGAGCGTGACATCTGGATGTGGCTTTGGTATCTGGCCCAACGTCCCGACTTGTCATGGGGATTTCATAACGCCACCTATGACTTGACATACCTTGATGCTTATGGCATAAGACCTAAAGGCCACATCTTCGATACGATGCTTCGCCACCACGCATGGCAACCGGAATGGGAAAAGTCGCTGGGCTTCCTAGCCTCCCTTCACATACCGACCCGCGCATGGAAGCACCTTCGAACCAAGGCCAAAAAAGACTTTAACAAGGCAGGAGCAATCGACTAACCTGCTGACGGAGAACTACCATGGAAAAAACTATTGGACTATCGGTCTACGCGACCATCGACTTCGGCAAAACCGCTGAGTTTGTTAAGACCTATCCTCTCGAAAAAGTCTTCAACGAGTGGATGAACAGGACGCTTGAGCTTGGTGACTACAACAAGCTTGGCAAGATGTTCGAAGAAGCCACTGGCCTCAAGGTTCCCGAGTTCTTTACGGTCACTGTGGCCGACAAGACTTCCAACGCGGAACTCAAAGAGGAATCTAAGAAAGCACAAAAGGTCGGTAAATCTAAATAAGTACCGACATTTTGAGCGAAGAAGATTCAGGCATCAGGCGTCTATGGGCGAGCGTAATTATCCAAGCGCTCATAGACGCTACCTCCGAACCCAAGACACCAGTAGCCCTAGTCAACAAGCGGCAGGCTCACGCATGGCTCACCGCTGAGTTTGGCACCACCGCCCAGAACTTCGACGAAGTTTGTCTGGCTGCTGACCTTGACCCGACCCGTGTCCGGCGCTTTGCCAAATCCTATGACGGTCCTCCCTTGACTTTGCATCTGCTTACCCGTATGCGAAATAACTTCCTCAACGGAGACACCAATGAAGATACTGACGGACCTGACCCCGACTCCTGAAAATCAAGAGATCGTATACAATTCCCTTGACACAATGCAGACGATGGCCCTCAAAGAAATCTACGACGAGGGCCTTCTTCCTGACTGGGCCGCGACCACCCACCGCTACAGCGAACTGATGCTCGGTCCTATCATGACCATGATGCGGCGCGGCGTCCAGATCGACACGGCCCGGCGCGACACCTTGGTAGCCGGACTACGCGCCCGCGCTGACCACGTCCAAGCCAACTTCGACTACGTCTGCGAGCAGCTATGGGGCACGACAGTCAACCACAACTCCACGCCCCAGCTCATGGTCCTCTTCTACGAAATGCTCGCCATCCCCGAGCAAACCAAATCCAAGAAAGGAGAAACCAAAGTTGGAACCGACCGCGAAATCCTCGAACGCATCGCTCGTGAATACCCGCGCGGTGCCTTCTTCGCCAACCACATCCTCCGCATCCGCGACCTTGAAAAGCAAATCGAATTTCTTAGTAAGAAGCTGTCGCCCAGCAACCGTTTCCATGCAGCGTTCAATATCGCAGGCACTGAGACGTTCCGACTATCGTCAAGTGAACATCCGTTCCGTATCGGAAGTAACCTTCAAAACATACCGAAGGAAGCGCGCACCTGCTTCGTTGCTGATCCAGGCTATCTACTTTTCTATTCTGATCAACAGGGAGCAGAAGCGCGCATTGTTGCGTATCTATCCGGCGATGATAACTACATCGCGGCAGTGGAGGGTGGCGACTCACACACAATGGTCGCTTCCATGGTCTTTGGTTTCGCGCCAGACCGCGAGCTTGCTGAACGCGAATACTACCGTGGCTATTCTTACCGTGACATTACAAAGAGGGGCGCCCACGGCAGTAACTATTATGGAAAGCCGTTCACCCTGGCACAGCAGATGAAGGTCGAAACCGCCGTAGCTGAAGCCTTCCAGGCCCAGTACTTCAAGCGGTTCCCCGGCATCAGCGACTGGCACGTATGGGTAGCCAACCAGCTACAGACCAAGGGCTACCTGATCACGCCCTTCGGTATCCGGCGCAACTTCTGGAACCGGCGCTGGGACGATGCTACCCTGCGCGAAGCCATTGCCTTCGTACCCCAGCACTGCGTCGGTGTCCTAATGAACATCGGCATCTACCAGATATGGGAACGCTTCGAAGGTAAGCCCGGCGCCGACGTTCAAATACTTCTGAACCTACACGATGCTGTTCTCGGCCAGGTCCGCATTGACAAGGCCGACGAACTGCTACCCGAAGTTCTTGAATGCCTTCGCTTTCCTTTCCCAGTGACCGACATCAAAGGCATCAGCCGTGAAATAATGATTCCATTTGATGTCGAAGTCGGGTATAACTGGGGCAAGGCCAGCGACAAGAACCCTGACGGCCTGAAGAAATGGAGGCCCAATGGCAAGGCATGACTATCTGGCGGATCGCGCAGCCAACTACAAGCTGATGGCAGACATCCGCAACTGGTGGCGCAAGCGCGGTTACGTTGTAAAGGTGTGGCTTGAAAAGGCCATCGACCCTTCCAACGGCACCAACATCTGGGTGATCCGCACCAACATCGTTCAACCCGTATCAAACGCAAGGAGTGGATACTGTGTCGACTGAAAACGTACTGCCTTTCAAGATCGTGGCCTCCAACCCAGCAGCCCCTGCGCCGCTGCCGGACCTGCCCTCTGACATCTCCGAAGAACAGACTGAGATCATTCAGTCCATCGCCGAGCTTGCCAAGTTCCTGCTCGACAACAAGATGGAAGTCAAGAACTTCATCTGCTGCGTGGCCGTGAACGATCCCGAAAACCCCGACGTCTACCACTCAGAGAACCACGTCTTCGCCTCGCCCATCGAAGCCCGCGACTTTGCCCTGGGCTTGAAAATCCTTGAAGCTACCTTCTTCAAGAAGCTGAATACCGGAGGCTTATGAAGTTAGGCTCGCCTGTTGTTGCACGTCACGCTGACTACGTACCACAGTTCCCCAAACAAAAACGAACTAAAGCACAACAGGCGGGTATCTCCTTCGAGCGGGCGGTCCACAAGCGGCTCGTTGCCCTGTATCCCCGCATCGACCTGTCGCCTTGGCTCTATTACAAAACGCCCAAGCGATCCGGCGTCTGCCAGCCCGACGCACTTCTCTGGTTGACAGACGACCACCTCTGCATAGTCGAAATCAAACTGACATGGATGGGTCCGGCCCGCAAGAAACTCATAGAGTTCTATGGCCCCATCGTCCAAGCCATCTACCCCAACGCCACCCTTTCCTATTTGCAAGTCTATAAGAACGCAAAAACTTCTTCACATAAGAAACCTTTTAGTATATATAAGCTTGACGAGATACCTCCTACCAAGTATAAGGAATGCCAATGGTTAGGACTCTAAAGTTCAAGCGGCTTACCAAGACCGCAATCCTCCCTACCCGAGCAACTGCTGGGGCGGCATGCTTCGACCTTTACGCTGACGAACAGCAATGGCTCGACGACATGCGAACTCGCCGCACCGTCGGCACCGGCATCGCCATCGAACTTCCTCCTGGTCACGTCGGCTTGGTTTGCTCACGCTCTGGTCTCGCCGCCAAGGAAGGCATCCAAGTCCTGAACGCGCCCGGCGTAATCGACGAAGACTACCGTGGCGAACTCAAAGTCATCTTGGCCCGCCATCCCTTCTCCCCGCAATGGCCCTCGCCTGACATCTTCATGATCGAACCGGGTATGCGTATCGCCCAACTCATGGTCCTGCCCCTCCCGCAACTAGAAGTTGTAGAAATTGACGACCTCACAACCACAGAACGCGGGGCCTCGGGCCTCGGCTCAACAGGAGTCTAACATGCTCATCACCCAAATCGCTGCTACCGTTGCCATCCTGGCTGCCGTCATTGCCGTAGTCGCTGCCCAATACGTAGACTATGATACCCGCGAATATACCTGGGTTGATTACGTCGGTATCGCTGCTGTGCATATTTCGGCTGTCAATGTGATAGTGTCCATCCTCGCTTTCATCTGGGGCATCTGATGGACGCCAATCCCAAGACCCAATACGGCCTCGCGAAGCCTGGCCTCAGTAAGGTGCCGCCCCTTCCGCTCCTCGCCGTCGGTCAGGTCATGGCAATCGGCGCCGCCAAGTATGGCCCGCTGAATTGGCGCAAGGACCCGGTCTCCTCTTCCACCTATTACGACGCAGCGATGCGACACCTGATGGCATGGTGGGACGGTCAAAACAACGACCCCGAGACCGGCCTCTCCCACCTAGCACATGCTGCTGCCAACCTCTGCATCCTCATGGACGCTGACAGCGGGCCGTGGCTGCAAGACGACCGGCCTGTAGCTGGCTACACTAACGAGTTCATATCCGACAACACCAAGAAGGCAAGCTCCCATGGCGACCAAGTTCCAACCTAAGACCGTCCTCCTGATCCCAGACACCCACGCCATGCCGGGCGACAATCTGGATCGCTTCGACGGCCTGATGGCCCTCCTCAATGGGCGCAACGTCAAGCTGGACAAGGTCGTTCACATCGGTGACCTCTGGGACTTTGAGTCGCTTTGCACCCACGACATGGACTCCCCGCACTGGTATCAGCGATCCCTCTCCAAAGACATTGAGGCTGGCTTTGCAGCCTTCGACAAGATCATTTCGATTGCTTACGCATGCGGGACTGCTGACATCGAGTTCATCGAAGGCAACCACGAAGAGCGCTACAACAAGTGGATGGCTTCCGACAACCGGCTGCTGACGTCGGACTTTCCCAAGACTGTCCAGCAACTGATCAAGACCTACCGCGCCCCAGTCAAAATCAATTACCATAAGTTCCTGCAACCAGCCAACATCTACGGCGCCATCTTCCAGCACTACTTCGTCAGCGGCGTAATGGGTCGGCCCCAAGGCGGCGAACACCACGCCAATAACCTCCTCAAGTCCCAGCATTCTTCGTGCATCTGCGGCCACTCACACCTGCTGTCCACCGCTACCCGCACCAAGGCCGACGGCTCCAAGCTCCACGCCCTAGTAGCCGGTTGCTTCGTGGACCCGAACGGGGACTTTGCCTATGCCAAGGCCGCCAAGAAGCTGTGGTGGAACGGCGTCCACTTGCTTAATTTCTACGCGCCCGGCGAGTTCGACGTCGAGTCTATCAGTCTTGAAAGATTGAAGTAATTCTGCTATAATGGAGGCATGGCCAAGACCCCCGCATGGCAACGGGCCGAAGGCAAGTCCCCGTCCGGCGGACTCAATGCTAAAGGCCGTGCCTCCTACAACAGAGCGAACCCCGGCAAGCCCGGCCTCAAGCCTCCCCAACCAGAGGGTGGCCCGCGCCGCGATTCCTTTTGCGCCCGCATGAAGGGCATGAAGAAGAAGCTTACTTCCGCTAAGACGGCCAACGATCCCAACAGCCGCATCAACAAAAGCCTACGGGCCTGGAACTGCTAAGGCCGTGCCGTGGAACTGCCTAAGATCACGCCTGTCGTCCAGTTCTTTACGGCTGCTTTCGCTTTGGCGGTCGGCGGTTACTCGGCGGGCGAAAAGTTTGGTTGGTTCCGCAACGACATTATTGTTTGGGCACCTGAACACTTCCGCATCGTCGATACCAAGATCGGTCAGCCGGTGGCTGTGACTGTGGCTCGCATCAAGAAGCGGGACGACTGCTCGGTCGAAGACTTCAAGGTTACGGTCCGCGACAGCGCCAGCGTTATTCACGAAGCTACCCCCAGCATGACCCGCTTCACTGGCCCGGCTGGCCCCGAGATCGATACCTTTACTTACACGCTTGATGTTGCAGACAAAGATACCATTGCGCCCGGTAGGGCAACCCTGTTGGCGACGATCCGTTACAAGTGCCCCGAAGGCGAACGCACCGTGACCTACCCTCGCCACCAGAACTTGACGTTCGTATTGGAGAAGTAAGTTGGACGCGCTCCTTAATTTAGTTCGTACTGTTGCGCCGACCATTGCCTCTGCTGTCGGCGGGCCGCTGGCTGGCATGGCCGTCCGCACCATTTCAGATGCGCTGCTGGGCAAACCCGACGGCACCGAAGCTGAACTGGCACAGGCCGCAGCCAACGCCACGCCCGAACAGTTGCTTGCCCTTAAGAAAGCCGAGCAAGACTTCGCGGTCAAGATGCGTGAACTCGACATCGACTTGGAACGTATCGCTAACGAAGACCGCAACAGCGCCCGCAACCGGGAAATCAAAACCAAAGACTGGACGCCTAAGATTCTGGCGGGCCTAATCACGAGCGGCTATTTCGGTGTGTTGTTCTACATGCTCCAGCACGGGCTGCCCACGACAGGCGGTTCCGAAGCCATGCTCGTGATGTTGGGAACGCTGGGCACGGCGTGGGGCGGGGTGGTCGCTTACTACTTTGGCAGCAGTGCAGGCTCCAAGGAGAAGACCGAAGCCATGAATAGGATGGCCCGCAAATGAAAGAGAACTTCGACAAGTCGCTGGCTCTGATCCTGAAGCACGAGGGGCTATACATCGACCACCCTCAAGACCCAGGCGGCGCGACTATGAAAGGCATTACGCTGGCCACCTTCACGGACTTCAAGGGCCGGGCCATGTCCAAAGAAGAACTGCGCGACATCTCCGACGCCGACGTCCGCGCCATCTACAAGTCCCGCTATTGGGATGCGGTGCGCGCCGACGAACTAAAGCCGGGCGTAGACCTGTTGGCTTTCGACATGGCGGTCAACAAGGGCGTGGGCCGGGCAGCCAAACTGATGCAGCGGGCGGCGGGTGTTACTGAAGACGGTGCCCTCGGTCCCAAGAGCATGGCCGCCATCAACGCACTCGACGCTCACGACTTCATTGCCAAGGTATCCGAAGCGCGCCGTGACTTCTACAAGAGCCTGAAGACCTTCCCAACTTTTGGCAAGGGCTGGCTGCGCCGGGTAGACGAAACCGAAAAGGAAGCCCTTCATGCCGCTTAAGAAAGGCAAGTCCCAGAAGACCGTCAGCGCCAACATCCAGACGCTGGTCGACGACTACCAGAAGTCCGGTCGCATTGGCACATCCAAGCCCGCCAACAAGAAGGCCGCCGTCGAACAAGCAACTGCCATCGCCCTGCGTCTGTCAGGCAAGCCCAAGAAGATGGCCACTGGTGGATCAACAAGCGTGACTACTAGCACACGCAGCAGCAGCCAATCAACTCCCGCTCAGGCTGGCCAGCAGCCACAGCAGCGCAAGCCCACCTACATTGATTTTTTGCCAGGCCAATCGGGGCAGGTTGAAGATCAGTTCCCTAAGTTCAAGCGGACGCAGCCGCGCATGCAGTGGACCGGCGACCCATCTTCATATGGCGAAACCACCAACGAAGCCGCGACCATGAGGCACCTGCTTTCTGGTCAACCGCCCCGCAACACTACCGAACGAAACCTCGCCCGCAATCTTGGAATGGCTTTCAAGAAGGGTGGCAAAGTAACTTCCAAGAAAGGTCCCAAGAAATGAAACGTGTAGCCAAATTCCAAGAAGGCGGCGATGTCGCAATGACCGCAGCCGAGCGCCGTCGTCGAAACATTCAGCGCCTCAATGAGCGCCGTTCTGCAAGTCGCATGAGCGCCTCGGAGCGGGCAGAGGTCGAGCGTTTCAATGAGCGCATGCGCCAAGGTACGCTGACTCCCGATGATATGCGCCGCATGGGTGGTCGGTCAGATATCGAACGCTTCAGCGAACGCGCGCAGCGTGGCACCCTTACAGCAGATGATATGCGCCGCATGGGCGGTACGCCTACTCAGCAAGCGGCACCTGCTCCGTCAATGCGGGATGCTGTGCGGCCTGTTGCACCCGGCACACCACCTCGCTCTGCGGCAGATATGATGCGTGGCGCGATGCAAAGCCCGATGGCCCGCGCCATGGGTACGGGTCGTGCTGCCGCTGGTCGTGCTGCTGCCCAAGGTGTTGTCGAAGGTGCAAGGCTTATGCGTAACATGATGCGCGGTACGCTGGGAAACCCACTGTCCCGCATCCCTGATTACGGTCTTGGCGAAGGTCCCGCCGAGCCTATGCGTACCATGACACCGGGCTACGAAGAAGATATGTATGCTGGCTCGGTAGCTGGTCGTCCGGCCCCGCGTTCGCAGCCTGCCCGGCGTCGCAACGTAGACCCGGAAGGAACTCAAGCAGCGGCAGATGCCGAGCGTGAGCGCCAACGTATTGCAGCCATCCGTGGTATTTTGGAAGGTGGCGACATTCAGCCCGAAGAGCGTGGCTTCTTTGAGCGCATGGGCATTCGTCGCACTAACGAAACGGGCATGGAGCCGGGCACCATCGAACAGCGCCGCAACTACTTAGGCTCTGGTGCAGCCGATACCAACGTGAGCTACAACAAGAAGGGTGGCTTGCTTAAGGCGAAGGCACCCATGAAGAAAGGCGGCAAAGCTATGATGTATCGTGAAGGCGGTAAGGTCCGCCAAGGTATGCAGTCCCCGAAAGCACAAGAAGCTCGCGCGGAAATGGCCGAAGACGTGATGAAGCGTTCGATGCCAGCCGAGCCAAAGCGCCGTATGCGCGACATGATGTCGCCCGAGGAAGGCCGTGAATACGATGCGCCGCTGACCGCCCAAGAGCGTGAACGCATGCGTTCGTCGGGCTTCAAGAAGGGCGGCATGATCAAGCCGAAGACTGCCATGAAGAAAGGCGGCGTCGTCAAGAAGGCTGCCGGTGGTAAGGTCGCTGCGCCCAAGAAGATGATGAAGGGCGGCATGACTTCCAAGCCCAAGAAGATGATGGGCGGCGGTCGTGCGATGTATGCCAAGGGCGGCATGGCCAAAGGCTGCAAGTAATGAAGAAGTACGAAGAAGGCGGCATGGTCGAAATCGAAATCAAGGTGGGCGGTGGCGGCAAGCGTAAAGGCATGCACAGGATGCCCGACGGCTCCATGATGGAAGACGAAGAACACGAAGCCGAAGAATACCGCAGAGGCGGAATGGTAAAGCCGAAGGCACCCGTCAAGAAGGCGATGGGTGGAAAGGTTGCGGCGAAGCCGATGGGCAAGCCGGTCATAAAGAAGGCGGGCGGTCGTGTAGCTGCGAAGCCGATGGCGAAAGGACGCAAGAAGTAATGGCCAAGAAACCACGCCTCGCGCCAGAGGACATGCCAACTGAGCGCGAGATGGAAGGCATCCGGCAACTGCTTATGTTGGTGGGTCAGATGCAACGAACTCTGAAGGAACAGAACCCAGAGATGTACGCGCAACTTATGGAAATGCAGCAAAGGAAACGGCAAGCATGATGCGTTCCAACATGAGCAAGCAAGTGACGCAGGGGCCAATGAAGAAGAAGGCCGTCAAGATGCAGAAGGGTGGCATGGTGCCCTGCAAAGGTTGCCCGAACCCGGCTGCTTGCAAGAAGGCAGGCGGTTGCCTGATGAAGCGTGGCTAAGACCCCGTCGCGTGTCAACGAAGCGGGCGTCTACACCAAGCCCGGCATGCGTAAGTCCCTTTTCGAAAGCATCAAAGCTGGAGGCAAGGGCGGCTCGCCGGGCCAGTGGAGCGCCAGAAAAGCACAAATGCTGGCACAGCAATACAAGGCTAAGGGCGGCGGCTACAAGTCATGAAGGCGCCCCAGAAGTCGCTCGTTGATTGGACAAAACAAAAATGGCGCACCAAATCGGGCAAGCCATCAACTCAAGGACCGGAGGCTACAGGTGAAAGGTATCTACCAGAAGCTGCGATCAAAGCTATGCCAGCTAGTACGTACGCTGCGTCGACTGCTGCCAAAAGGAAAGCGACAAAAGCGGGCAAGCAATTCTCAAAGCAACCCGCCTCTGCCGCCAAGCTAGCCCGGCGTTTTCGCTAGAATGGATACTCCTCGGGCTGCTTGTAGTTGTTGACGGTCTGCTCCCAGATCGCCTTGCCTGCGCCGTCGCCGTGGAACGTAACTGTAATGCGATTGTCCACAAGCCACTTGTTCCACTGGCCCAGGTCCTGCATCGCAGCCACTAGTTCGCCGGTCGTCAGGTAGGACTTCTGCTCTGCACCCAAGGTCACCTTCATGAAGGACTGCTTCACGTCGTCTTGCTTGGTGTCTTCAGGGTAGAAGAAGTCATAGCCGTAGAACTCAAAGCGCCGGAAGCCCATCACAAAAGCCAGCATGGGAATGCGCGTGGCGGAGCAGGTACCGCCCATAACCACGGTGCCCGTGTCGAAGGCCGCTGGCTTTGCCTGCACCGTCGCGTTAGTGTGGGCGTGCCACCCGTACAGTTGGGCGCCCTTCTCTTCAAGCACCTTGCGAACTGACGGATGCGTCATAGTTGCAAACAAGAAACGGTCGCGGGGTTTGGCGTCGGCGAACAGATCAGTCCTAATGATGCCGTGCGTGGACTTGCCGTCGACCGGGCGCGGATCAAGAATGACAGTCCAGTCTGGGTTGATGCCCGCCTTCTTGAGGACCGGGAAGGCATGCTTGACTGTGAAGATCGTGGCACCCTCGGCCTGCTTCTTTTTGATTTCCTCCAAGAACTGCGGCACGGTCGGCCCCGCACTCACAAAGATAGCAGTCTTGGTGTGGGCCTGATAGCAGCCAATCCACTTCTGCAAAGCCTTTGAGTTCTCGGCAATGTGTTGTAACTGCTCGCCCTTGTCGACTGAGTCGACCGGCTTCACCTGAATGCGCGTCCTAAGCTCTGGCATCTGGTAGCCTTCGCGCACCACCACACCGAAGGAGATGGTCTGCTTAAGGCCGCTGTAGCCGTCGCCGCTCGTAATCAGGCGCTTCTGCCCCTGAGCTTCCTGCCACACTTTGCGCGGACCCTCGGGCGCCCCGTCTTCAGGCTCGGCGATTACGTCGTCGAAGACCACGAACGGCACGTGCTTCAGGTGCAGGTAGTCTGATAGCGTTGTCTCGTAGCTGTGACCGCCGTCGATGTAGGCGAACGTGACTTCCTTTACTACTTCGCCCGCTCGGGGCAGGGTTTCGAGAGTGTTACCCTTTAGCAGAGTGTAGTCAAAAGTCAAGCCCTTCCGCGACATCATGCGGCTGTAGTTGTTCAGGCGATTGCCCACTAGCCACGAGTTGGCGTGCGGCTTGGTGTGGCCTTCGTGGGTGCGGTCATTGCCATCCTCGAAAGTATCGAAGCCGACATAACTAACTTGCTTGGCGCCCGCAGCAAAAGCGGCCTCGGCCATCTGGATTGCGCGGCTACCATTCCACGTGCCGACCTCGACGATGTTTGCTTTGCCGGTCGCCTTGACAGAAGCGGTCAGCAATTCGCACAGCGTTTCGTAGCGGGCGGGCGCGGCAAGGCCGGGGTTCGCGATGGTCTGCTTGTCCGGCCCCTTGTAGTGAATCATGTAGGCGCCCAGCGGGGACTGGTGGAAGGCATCTAAGCCCAGCGCCCCTGCTGCGAGGTCCTTCACCATCAAGCCGTGCGCCTTGTGCAAAACTACCAGGCGGTCGAGGACGGCGTTGTCGTGGGCCTTCTTAAAGTGGAAGGCTTCAAAGGAATCGTATAGGCCCCAGTAATCGGCCAGCAGTGAGGCGCCCTTGACAGTAGCCAAATTAAAGGCGAACCAAGAACCTTCGCTTTCGGCAACCGACTTCCTGTACAGATAGGTCAGGTGGACGTTGTCGTCGAAAAGCTGATCGAGAAGCTGGGAGTCGACGTGCCGCATGGTCTCGGTGTCAGCGTCGACGAAGCCAATCCAGTCGAGGTCCGGGGTCACCGCCGAAGCGAGGGCCACCGCCTTGAAGCAGTACTGAAGTGAGGGACCGTCCTTGGCGTTCTGTCCCAGCTTGGCCTTCAGCTTCTGGAAAGAGGGCGTATTGTCGAGGGCATGGAAGGTGACGCCTTCATAAGAAGGGAAGTCGCCCGTGACGTCGTGGTGCCAGATTTCAAGGGGGATGTCGGAAGGCCAGAACTTCTTGAAGGATTCGACGAAGCGGCGGCCATAGATTTCCCAACCACCGGGGCCAAGGGTCGTGATGATTTTAGCGCGCATTATGATAAGCGTCCGTTAGTTCGTTGGTCCAGAAGTTATCGAAGGGCGTAGGCTCGCGGTCCAGCATGCCAGCTACGGGTGGCCCGTATGTGAAGTGGACAGCGTTGACAGGCACGGGCCTGTTCTGCTCTTCGGCTTGCACAGCGACTTCAGTTGTTGGGCTGTAGTTTGGAATCCAGTGCCACGACTCCGACAGGTAGCCGATGTCAGAATCTTGCAGCCAGCCAAAGGTATGGAGGTGATTGCCGGTGGCTTCGTTGACCATCTCGACAGTGGGCAGCTTGTTGGACTTCATGTTCCAAAGCATCAGGGCCGACCACATCTTGCGCTTGTAGCGGGACTGGACTTGCCCATCCATCTTGGTGGACTTGTCAGGCTCGAAGCGGTGTGGTACTACCATGACCGTCTTGCTAGGATCAGCTTCAAGGAGCAGCTTATGGATGTCGTCGAGCCACAACCAGTCGCAGTCTGTGAAGAGCGCCCAGTCAGTGACGCCGTCGTACTTGGCTACGATTGGAGTGAGGAAGCGCGTATGCGAGAACTGTACGCTAAATGGTTTGCCGTCCCGTTCGTCAGTGTAGGTGCCGTCTTCGTTGACACGCCAGGGCCGGTCGAACAATTGACGGCGGCGCAGGTCGATGTGTTCTAGATGCTTGACATCGACAGGCTTAGAGGCGTAGGCTCGGACAGATGCCTCGGTAACTCGCAGTGCATCAGGTTCACGGTGGTCCACGCCAATATAGTAGGCAAACTTAGACATGCCCACAGCATACCTGAAGCCCCGCCAACTGTCAAGAATTTAGTTAGGCTACTGCCGTTCGCGCCAGCGCGCTTCTTCGGCAATGCGGGCAGCTTCGCTACGCGCCGGAACACGGGTCTGTCGCGTAAGAACTTCAGGATTGCCACGGCCTAGCAGGTCTTGTTGAGCGCGCCGCACAATAGCTTGCTCGTTAATTTGGACCTGAGCCTCAATCGGCTTGCCTTCTTGTTCGCGCAGAATTTCTTCTTTGCGCTTCTGGTATTCAGCCATGTAACGCTCGACGTCTTGGTCACGTCCGTTCTGCTGGGCTTCCAACGCGCGCAATATATAACGGGCAAGCTCCAAGTTGGTGCGTTCTGTTGAGTCTCTGTTAAGACTCTGAAGCTCTTTGATGCGGTTAGCGCCACGGCGGATGTCAGCAAACTCAGGTGGAGCAAAGCCTACAGCTTGCTGAACAGGGGGAGGCACCAAGCCGGATGCGCCAGCTTTGCGAACATCGTCAGGTGTAATGATGCGACCGCCTCGCTTGGTCCACTGTTCTTCGTCAATGGCAAGCTGGCCAGCCTTGATAAGATTGGCAGCCGCAGTCGGCATCAGGGGGAACGCATACAACATACCGAAGACGTCGCCCTTCTTGTAGGCATCGACGAAGTCCATAGCTTTGGTACCGAAGCCACCGACAGGGCCGAGCAAGGACAGGACATCCCACTCGGTCACGGAGCCTTGGGGTAGCGGATCGATCTTAAGACGGCTGTTCAGGCTGATGGTGCCTTGCGCGTGCGGCAGGCCATAGCTAAGAAGCGACGCTAGGAAGCCATTGCCAAGGAAGCGTTCAAGTCCTTGTTCTAAGTCTATAGGATCATCGAAGGCTTGCTTCATTACGAACTCAATAAGTTCGCGCATGCGTTCAGCTAAGGGCAGCGACCAGACCCCGGCCAATCCAACTTGGATGGCGGTCATGGCTGCGAACTGAAGGGCAGCTGCTTTCGCCATTTCGGGGTTGCCTGTCTTTAGACCGCGAATAGTTTGGGCGGCGCTGCGGGCGTAGATTTCCATAAGCTTGAAGACAGGCGACATGAATTGCGTCATGACTTCGGCAACGGGATGGAAGCGTTGCACTAGCGCGCGGTCTTCCTTTACGGAACGGAAGTTGGTATCGCTTACTACGCCTTCAGCGTATTCGTAGGGAGTGCGATATTCGCGGTTGTCGAGGCGCCCTGCGCGGGCCATTACTTCGGGGCGAGCTTTGGCTAGACGGTAAGCTGCCAAGAAAGCAGTCAAACGGTTCGTCTCATCGACGGCGGATAGGAAGCGACCAGACAAGTCAACGACTTTGTTGGCGCCTTGCGCGATTGCTGTGGCGTCCTTGTCAGCAACGCCGGTATTGCGGAAGTCAGCAGCCGAAATAGAACTACGCAACTCGACAGCCTGCACCGGATTGATGCGGCCATCGCGGACAGCTTTCTTAACAGCAGCGGTTTCGTCAGCGGACAATACACCGCGATCCACTAAACTCTTGGTGTAACTGAGTTCCTTGCCTACAGACTTCGCGATGTCTAGGGTGCCGTACACATCACGGGCTGCTGACAGGGCGTAGCGTGTAGTGCCGAAAGCCCCGCCCCCATCACGCAGCAAACGTGGCACCAAGACGGTAGGGTTCTGCGTAAACTGAATGACTGCCGTACTAAGGTTGAAGCCCAAGTATACGAAGAACGCGAGAGCGCGACCCGTCCCAAAAGCTTCCGTGGGCGTGGACGCATAATTGAATGTGTCGTTCCAGTAAGCTTTTTCTTCGTTGCTGTAGCCTTCCAGCGACCTGTTGAAGTCGTCGCGCACGGTGCGCCTAGCCTGCATGCGGTTGGCAGCAATCAGATAGTTGGGGATGGTTTCGCGTACATAGTCGACAGCGTTCTCAGGAACTACCGCCCGCAGCAAATTGTTGTTGGGACGGAACATGCGGTCCATCTGCGCCTTGTCTATTTCTTTGGACATCCGCGCAATAATCTGCTTGGCTTCCTTGCCGCTCACTTGACTGAGTTGCTGCAAGTAGTTGGCAATGAAGTCGCCGTCTCTACGAAGTTCTGAAGCGCGCGCGTCGTTTTCAGATTCAATGCCCCGTTCCATAACACGGAAGCGGGCAGTATCGGGGAACTCTTCGCGTAGGCGCTGGATGGCGATGGCTTCGAAGTCACGTTGCATACCAACTTTTTGACGGAGTTTGCGGACGCCACGCACCGGATCGAAGAAGTAGATACGAACTAGCTTTTCTTTGCCGCCGGGCTGGCGTTCATAAGCCGCAGCGAAGTGGGTGCCGCGCGCAATCTGGGGAATGTAGAATGGATTGCGAAGCCTGTTGTAGGATTGCATGGCAGCGAAGCCTTCGGGCGAAGCCGCACGCACTTCGTCGGCAGGCATATCAACTACTAGACGGTCGCCCTTGCGTTGCTGGAAAGCTTCAAGGCGCGCACGGTCCTGTGGGTTGGTGGCTCCGTTAGGATTGAAGTATTCGCTTACATAGGCGTCGATCACGTAGTCAAGCTGACGCTGAGTCGCGGCAATGACGCCGTCCATCGCAGCGTTTTCTTCTGCACTGAAGTTGCCTCGATTCCAGTCGCGCCGATTGACGCTGGCATCCTGCAAGGCAAGTATCATGCGGGCCTGACTTTCGGCAGGCATCTCAAGCATGGGACCGTAGAGCGCGGTGACGTCGCTCAAGCCTTGGTGATTGCGGACATAATAACGGTCCATGCTGTCAGCAGATGCTTTGTATATAGGTTGCTTGCCGTAGAATGCAATAGGTGACGCGAGGACTTTGGCGAAAGTGCCAGCGCGGAAACTGTCATTGTACTGCTGGTCAATTCGCGCTTGGGATTGCCTCAACGGCTCATTGATAGGCGGCGTGAACAGCGCTTCCTCAACAGTTTCTGTAGGTTCACCAGCGCCGGATGCGGGGTCGGCAGCTCTGGCGGCGTCGGCAGAAGTTGTGGCGGGCGCAGGACCGACGGGCGGCACTGAACCACGGGGTGGGGGTGCGGCAGCGGCAGGCGAGGGGGTGCGGCGCGTGATGAAGTCATTGGCGATTTGGTCGCGGGCTTCTGGTGTAGGGGCTGCCGAAATTTGATTTGCAAAGTCAACAAGTTCGGGGCGAGTGAAGGGGCGCTGGCGAACAGCAGCTATGTTGCGGGCCTGGGCCACGACAGAACTGCGCGCATCAGGGCCTGCGTTCAGAGAGTAGCCTTGCCACAGCGAAGGTTCGTTTAGCGGAGGCTGCGGCGAAGGAGCTTCAGCACCCATGCGCTGCATCATTTCTGGTGTCAATGTACCAGCGGCAAGCTGTTCGTTGAAGGCGGCGACTTCGGCTTGCGCTTCGGCTTGTGTGGGTGCGGCGGGTGTTACAGGCGCAGTGCTGATGCCGTAGGTGCGGGGTGTCAGTTTGCGTAGATAGCCCGCGTCGACAAGCCCGTCTAGCTGTTCGGTGACGGATTTCAGTTCGGTCTTGGAGGGTTTGCCGGGATCGACGTCGCGCACCGCAAGGGCAGAACGGGCGATCTGGGCGGGCGTGAACGAGTTCATGTCTAGGTTGCCAAGTGTCTGGGCTTCACCTAGATTAGTGAAGAAGTTGGTGGCCTGCGCTTCACGGTTGATGGGCAGCGCGGCTTCGGCTTCAGAGGCGGGTGCGGCAGGCTTGCCTACGAAATCGTCGATGGCCCGCTGACGAATGTTGGTGGTGGTCTGTTGCCAGTCGGCCACGCGGGCTGCATTCACGAAAGCGGTGGCAGCTTCGGGCGTGGTAAGTGGGACGGTCGGCGTGAAGCGGGGGTTCTCAGCAAGAAAGGCTTCGGTCTCAGCCACGGAAGCTAGGGGTTCTGGGCGTTCCGGTAGCGTAATGGGTTCGAAGCGGGGAGCAGCGGGCGCAGCGGGAGCGGGACCTTCAGGAGTCGGGGCAGCTTCAGGAGTGGGGGCAGGAGCAGCGGGGGCAGGCCGGGCACCAAAGGCGCCACGCGCAGCACCACCAAGGACGCCGCCAGCGATTGCGCCACCAAGGCCAGCCTCAAGATATTCGCGACCGGCTTCGGGGCCGGTAACGGGAAGGCCAGCTTGGTAGCGTTCGATGGCTGTCTGCGCTACTTCGGTAGGAGGTTCGGTTGCTGCACCGACTGCCGCGCCGCGAAGCAAGCGTTGACCTAAAGTTCCGGCAGCTTCGCGAGCCGGACGCCCTAAGAAACGCGCAGCCCCAAGAGTTAAAACATCTCCAGCACTTTCAAGGGCAACTTGCGGGACAGCAGC